CTACGCGAACCTGGCAACGGGCAAGGGTGATGACTTCATCCGTGTGTACGTGGATGGTGAGTACGGTTACGTGCAGGAGGGCAAGCCCGTGTACCCCGAGTACGTGGACAGCATCCATTGCAAGGAGTTCGAAGTAGCGCCGACCGTCCCGGTGTACCGGGGTTGGGACTTCGGGCTATCACCTGCATGCGTGTACACACAGTTGATGCCAAGCGGACAGTGGCGGATCTTCGATGAGGTGATCGCTACCCGGATGGGCGCACGCTCGATGGGGGAGCAGGTGGTACAGCACACGAACATGGAGTACCCGGACCTGACTATCGAAGGTGACTACGGTGACCCTGCCGGGCGTACCCCGAGCGAGACAGACGAGAAGACGTGCTTCCAGATACTGCGCTCGTTGGAGATAGACATCGAGGCAGGGGAGCAGAACCTTGAGCGTCGCCTAGACGCAGTGCGTTCACGCTTCAACCGCATGATCGATGGCGAACCTGCGATCCTGGTACACCCACGATGCAGGGTGATACGCAAGGCATTCCGGGGCGGATACAAGTACCGTCGCCTCCAGGTGTCCGGTGACAGATACACGGACAAGCCGGACAAGGATTCGTTCAGTCATCCAATGGATGCGGTGCAGTACGTAGCGACACGCCTGTTCACCGTGGATGAGAAGAACCGGGACGACCGAGTACCGAGTGTCATCAAGGCAGCATGAGCATTGAGCAAGGAACCGAACAAGACATCAAGCGGTGCGTGGAACTGGGAGCAGACATGCACGCTGAAGGTCACTACGCCGATCTCATCTACGACCATGACATCGCAGCGGAGTATGGACGAAGGGTGTGCGAATACGGTTGTTTCCTTGTGGCAAGAAAGGATGCGGACATTGTGGGGTTCTTCACTGGTTCGATTCAGCAGTACCGATTCGGACCCGAGTACATAGCGGTCGAGGATTTGCTTTACGTGACACCGGAACACCGCACAGGATCGATAGGCTATCGGCTGCTCAAGGTATTCATGCAGTGGGCGCAGGACAACGGAGCAAGCGAGGTGTCGTTTGCGACATCGGTAAAACACAGGAAAGGATTTGACGCATTGGCGGAGCGACTAGGGATGTACCCGGTAGGTGCTGTGTACAAGGCGAAACTCAAAGGGTGACACTATGAAACGAAAAGCATTTGATTGGGACATCGAAGGATATCCACGCGCTCTCTGCTCATGCGAGGGCGGAGGTGATGGTGGGGGCGTTGGTCCTGGCACGGGACGCAACGAAGCAAACCCTGCCGGGAACCAAGGCAAGGGCAAGGGCAAAGGCACATCAGCGGGTACAAGTCAGGGTGGTGGGCAACGCTCAACCGGAAACCGTAATCAACCGGGCAGTAAGTCAGGAATGCGATCCGCATCTTTGGGTGTTCGATCCAGGGGGTCGCGGAATCCAGGTGGGATATCAGGGAATACGCCATCCAGATCCACCGGCAGTCCGACGCAGCCCGGAACGAACCCCGCTGTTCCTCAAAGTTACGATTTCACAACGGAAGACGCAACTTTATCTAATACTTACGATATGGATGATATGAACCAGGTGGTGGACCCTGATAAGGTGGGGAAGATTGGGAAGAAAGCGCCAGTCGAATCGGTAGCCGTTACTGCTCCGCCGAACACACCGCAGGATCAGCGTAACCGCACACGTGGTCGCAGAAGCACAGGCAACCCGAATCAACCAGGCAAAACGAGGGGTGTCGCTGTTGCACCTGGCGCACAGGATGCACGCAACGTGCCTAAAAGTCTCCTCGCCGGATACTTGGGGTTAGATGAGGATAGCCGACAAGCGAACCTCAACTACGATCCGTTCGACACACCCGATCCGGCAGGTGGTGAACACACCATGCTTGAGGAGGAGAAAAGGAAAAAGAAAGAAGCAGAGGATGCGCAAGAGCAGGACGAGACAGCAGCAGAAGCCGAGTCCGAAAGCGGGACCGAAGCACCTGCCTATTCAGATGGGGGCGGATCATCGGGCAGCGGATCTTCATCGGGCAGCGGGATGGTTACGGCAACTGCGGATGGACCGACTGTAGCGGGTCTGTTGCAGATGATTCTGGATCAGGGGAATACCTCGACGACCCCGGCGACCGGAGTCGAAGCGACACCTGCGTATGGTCTTGAGGACACACGCATCACCAAGCGTCCGCTGACGGATCCCAACCTGAGAACGTCTGCGCTGACTAACCTGGGGACACGCAACATGGGAACAGCGAATCCCGTAGTGGATCCCTTAACCGGATCGATCTACGCTAACCCGTCTGCTGCACGCAGTGCCGGGATAACGAACTGGGTATACAAGTACGTGTACGACTCAAAGACATCCGGGTCTAGCCTGTACTCAGCGGTGATCGGCTAATGGCAACAGGCACAGTCGAGCAGATACTGAAGCGGTACGAGTCGCTTAAAAGCGCACGTGCTAACTGGGACCGGGACTGGGAGGACGTATCGCTGTACGTCATGCCTAACCGTGCCGACTTCGTAACGCAACGTCCGAAGGGGGACCGCTCCCGCACGGACAAGATCTATGACAGCACCGCAGTGCATGCCAATCAGATCCTGGCAGCGTCGCTGCACATGGCACTGACATCCCCGGCATCGCCCTGGTTCTCCATCCGCTTTCGTGATGACCTGCTCGGTGATGATGACGCAGCAAACGAGTGGCTTGAGGGATGCACTGAACGGATGTTCAATGCTCTGTCTGAGTCGAACTTCAACACGCAGATCAACGAGGTGTACTTAGACCTCGGCGCCCTGGGGACATCGTGCCTATTCCTTGAGGAAGGCAAGGACACGGGACCGTGGGGTGGACTACGCTTTGACACCGTGCATCTATCGGACCTCTGCATCACCGAGTCCTCGATGGGTAGCGTCGATACGGTGTACCGTCAGTTCGAACTCACAGCACGTGCAGCGGTAGAGCGGTGGAGTGAAGCGGACATGCCGAAGGTGCGGAATGCGCTTGACCAGGATCCAGATAAGAAGTTCAAGTTCCTCCACTGCGTGTCTCCGAGTGACGACAAAGCGTACTCGGAAAAAGAAGCTGCTGCTCCACAGGACCGACCCTTCGTTGAGAAGTACGTGTGCATCGAGGACAAGATGATCGTCGAGGAAGGTGGGTACTATGAGTTGCCGTACTTCATTCCGAGATGGGCAAAGACTTCCGGCGAAGCCTGGGGTTTCTCACCTGGACTGATCGCACGTGCTGACATCGTGACACTGAACGAAGCCAAGCGCCTGGAACTTACCGGGTGGGAGAAGTCGATCGATCCCCCGTACATGGCGGGACGCAATGCAATCGTCGGTGACCTGCACCTGGAACCCGGTGGGCTGACCCTGCTGCGGGACATGGGTGAGTTGCGTGTCTTGGATAACGGAACCAGGTGGGACGTGTCGCAGATCAAGTCGATGGAGTTACGCCAGGGCATCCGTGAGATGTTCTTCTCGGATCAACTGGAACTACCTGATCGACCCAACGCTACCGCAACGGAAGTGCAGATCCGATACGAGATGATGCAGCGGTTGCTCGGTGCAACTCTTGGTCGCTTGCAGTCGGAACTCCTGACGCCGATGGTCGAGCGTGTCTTCTACATGATGTACCGCTCGATGCAGTTTGTTTCACCGCCCGAATCGGTACTGGAATCCCAAGGATCACAACTCGACATCGAGTATGTGTCACCCCTGGCACGTGCGCAGAAGATGGGCGATGTCCAGGCGATAGAGCGATGGGTCAGTGCGCTGACGCAGATGGCGCAGTTAAATCCCGAGGTCTTGGATGTCGTGGACTTCGATGCCGTCGCCAACAAACTGGCGGATAGGCATGGCGTCCCTGCTGACGTGCGTCATGGATTGCAGGAAGTAGAGCAGAAGCGTACGCAACGTGCCGAGCAGCAACAGCAGATGATGCAGCAACAGGCAGCAATGGAGGCGCAGAGTGCCGGACAAGATCAGTGAGTTGGCATCGCTTACCTTCAAGACGCAGCCTGGGCAGGATCTGCTCGACGAGTTACGGAAGACTTACTGTGAGCGTAACAACTACATGAAAGGGGATACCCACGAAACGGCATACCGACTAGGCATGGCGTCCATCGTGGGGATGCTTTGTAACCTAGCCAAACCTGACGAGGGTAAATGATGAGCGAAGACAAGTGGTATGCGGGACTGCCGGAAGACATGCACGCCCAGGTCGAGAAGTTCGACACGGTAGAAGACCTGGCAAAAGGATATGCCAATGCGGAAAGCATGATCGGCAGCAGCGTGCGCATCCCATCTGAAGATGCCGAGCCGGGGCAGTGGGACCAGTTTAAAGAGAAACTGCGGGACGTGCCTGGCATCACCATGATGCCGAGTGGTGAAGACGAGCAGGGATGGAGTGATCTGTACGGCACACTCGGTAGACCTGGGGAGGCAACCGGGTACGAGATTGACGACTCGGTATTCGCGGACCTCGCACACGCGAACAACCTCACGACCAGTCAGGCACGCAACCTGTACGAAGCATACACGGGCGCTGAAACACTGAAGAATGAGCAGCGCCAGATTGAGATGACCGGGCTGATGGAATCGCTCAAAGAGGAATGGGGCGCAGCGTTTGACCAGAACGGTAGACGCGCACAGCAAGCGGTCGAATACCTGGACAAGAAGATCAAGGCAAAGGGTGAACTGACTCAGGCGCTGCATGAGCCAGGCATGGGCGATCACCCGCTGTTGATTAAGGCACTGGCTGCTATCGGTGAGATGTTAGGCGAGAAGCAGATCGCTGCAACCGATACGACCAACGTCTTCGGTGTCGCACCAGGCGAAGCCAAAGAGCGTGCGATGGCAATCATTGGTGACTTGAAGGATGCGTACCATGACGCCGGACATCCGAATCACCAGTCACGTATCGATCATGTGCGTCGCCTAATGGAGATCGCGCATCCAGAGTAATTGCGTTTAATTCCGTGACGAGTTATTAACAGGATATAAATGGGCAACCCGTAAGGGTCCATTCCGCTGACATCGGTAACTGTCCGCCAACCCAGGCGTTAAAAGGCAGGATGGTCCGGGTAGCCGGGTAACTCTCCGAAGGGTTTTGTTTAAACAACTTTGGGAGTTACTAATGGCTAATACCATCTCAAAAGCATTTGTAGAGCAGTTCAAATCAAACGTCGTGCATCTCGCACAGCAACGTGGCAGTCGGTTGAAGGACGCAGTACGTAGTGAGACTGTGACTGGTTCGAAGCACAATTTCGAACGAATCGGAAGTATGGACAGCGTTGAGAAGACGACTAGACATACTGACACTCCTGTCCTCGATGTTCCCCACTCAAGGCGCGTCGTCACAATGCGCGACTGGCAGTGGGCAGATCTGATCGACCAGGAAGACAAGATCCGTATGCTGATCTCACCGCAGTCTGAGTACGCGAAGACTGGAGGGTATGCGATGGGTCGTCGGTGGGACAAACTCATCATCGATGCTGCTACCGCAGCAGCCACTGATGGTGATGCTGCGTCTGTCGCGTTTCCTGCGGGTAACAAGGTTGCCCACGCTTCTGGTGGCATGACTGTTGCCAAGATCCTGGCAGCGCGTGAGATCCTGTTGGCGAACGATGTCGATGAGGAAGCAGACCCGATGTACTTCGTTATCAGTTCCGGTGAACTGACGGACCTGCTTAACGCGACGGAAGTAAAAAGCGCCGATTACAACACGATAAAGGCTCTTGCAAAAGGGGACCTCTCTGACTTCGCCGGATTCTCGTTTATCCGCAGTGAGCAGTTGAACGTCGATACCTCCGGTACAAACTTCCGGCAGTGTCTTGCGTTCGTGAAGTCGGGTCTTGGTCTTGCGGTTGGGGCTGATGTCTCTACCCGTATCGATGACCGAGCAGACAAGTCGTATGCCACTCAGGTGTACATGGCTTTCTCTGCTGCTGCGACTCGCATCGAGGAAGAAAAAGTCGTCGAGGTACAAGCGACTTACTAACCGCTGTACGGTGGGGTGTCCAGGTGGATGCCCCACCACTTCCCTCTGAGGGCAACGCATGGCTAGTGAAGTCGATGTCGCTAACGACGCATTAACATTCATCGGAGCATCACGCATCACGTCACTGTCTGACGAACAGACAGAGGCAAAGGTGATGACCCAGTTGTATCAACGCACGGTCGATGCCGTGCTGCGCAGTTATCCGTGGAAGTGTGCCAAGGTTCAGACCGAACTGGCGAAGTCCGCAACTGCACCTGTGTACCAATGGGACAACGCATTCCGCCTCCCAGTGGATCCCGCATGTCTGCGTGTGCTTGATGTCAAAGACGCAGACACAGACGACAAGTGGGATCGATACGGTGACTTTATCTACACCGATCTGGAGTCGTGCAAGATCACATACATCGGACGCATAGACGCATCTGCATTCGACCCGTTGCTGCGCGACGCTGTGGCATCACGACTCGCAGCCGAGTGTGCATACACCCTGGTCGGGTCCACCACGCTTCAGGCAGCGATGACCAACATCTACATGGCGAAGATCGACGAAGCCAGGGAAGCAAGTGCGATCGAGGGGAGCAGTCCGAGGTTCGTATCTAACTTTCTGGAAACCGCACGCAAGTGAGATTCCAACCGATCATAGAGTCTTTCACCACGGGTGAAATCTCTCCGCTGCTGTTGGGTCGTGTCAGTACGACGCAGTACCAACGCGCATGCAAGAACATGACGAACTGTTTGCCTGAGTCGCACGGTGGTGTGAAGCGACGCCCAGGCACGGTGTACGTGGCAGAGGTAAAAGATTCATCTAAGGCAACCCGTGTTATCCCGTTCAACGTGGCACGTGACGAGTCCTACATCCTGGAAGTCGGGCATCTATATATCCGGGTCTACACCGCTAACGCACAAGTCGTGTCTGGTGGGAGTCCCGTCGAGATCGTAACGCCCTGGACTGAAACAGATATATGGGACATCCACTTCGCCCAGGCAAACGACGTGATGTACATGGTGCATGACGGATTCAACCCACGGAAACTGACGCACACGTCTGCAACCAGTTGGGCGCTGTCTCAGCCGACGCTAACCGGGGCGCCCTGGAACGGTAACGCCGACGCCCATGTCGATGGGTTCCCCCGCACGGTTGCATTCTTTGAGCAGCGTCTGTGGCTCGGTGGCACGGTGTCGAAGCCGACAACCTTGTGGGGTTCCAAGGTCGCGGACTTTGAGAACTTCACCATCCCGGCGTCATCGGTTGCGGATGATCCTGTCGAGTACGTGATGGCGTCGTACACCAAGGACACGATTCAGTGGCTTGCTGCTGCTGAAGTGCTGTTCATTGGTACGACGGCAACCGAGCATCGCCTGGTCCCGAATGCGTACATCAGTACGACAAGCGTACCGGAGATCACCAGGCAAGCAAGTTACGGATCCAGACATATTCAGCCCGAGTACATCGGGTCGATGATGGTCTTTGTCCAGGGGTCCGGCAGACAGATACGTACCTTCAGCCAGAACACCACGTCGGTGGTGGAGATCTATGACTCGGTGAATCTGACCTGGTTGTCGGAACACCTGACCGATGGGGGTATTGTTGACATGTCATACGCACAGGTTCCTGACTCAGTGCTGTGGTGTGTGCGCAATGACGGGACGCTGCTGTCCGCAACCTATGACCCATCGATAGATGATGATTCGTTCGAAGGTGTGGGATGGGCAAAGCACACCTTGGATGGCGAAGTTAAATCGATCGCCACAATCCCGAAAGAAACGGTAGACCAGACCTGGTTGGTGGTAAAGCGCACCATCAACGGAAGTACCAAGCGTTACATCGAGTACATGGACTCATCCGTGTATGTCGATTCCTCGTTGTCGTACAGCGGAACCGCGACGACAGCGATCAGTGGGTTGGGGCATCTGGAAGGTAAGACACTAAACATTATTGCGGACAATGCTGTACATCCGCAGAAAACGGTGTCGAGCAGCGGAATAACTCTTGATTACGCTGCGGGTACAGTGGTGGCGGGACTTCCTTTTGTGCCGACGTTGACCCCTGTGGAGTTCGAAGGCGGAGTGCCTTCGGGTGCGTCACAGGGTTTGCCGAAGCGGTGGGTCCAGGCAAAGGTGCGTCTGCATCAGTCTGCCTTATCCAAGATCAACGGCACACGCCCACCTGATCGATCTCCATCCTCCCCTATGGATGCAATGGAACCTCTGACTACGGGTGACTCCACGCATTACAACCTGGGCAACTCGGAGAACGGGGAGATAACTATCACACAAGACCTGCCAGTGGCGATGCACATCCTGGCGATCTTCGGACAGATGACGGTGAGCGCATGAGTTGGGGAACAGCGTTACAAGTAATTGGTGCGGGTGTGTCAATCATTGGTGGCTCAAAACAAAGCAGCGACCTTAAAGAAGCACGCGAAGACGCAATCCGAATCGGTGGGGAAAACGCCGATGACTTGATTGCATTGACTGAAGCAAATCACGCGCTCTCCGAGTATGCAGCCGGGTACACCGCAGGAGCAATCCGGCACGTCGGGTATGCCAATGCAGGTGCAGTCGAGCAAACAGCAGACCGCAACTATCAGTTAATGGGTCTGAAGACTGCACACACCAATTACAAGATGGAACTGGAAACGCGACAGATGGCAGGTGATATCCGTGCCAGGGTTGCGTCTACCGGGATCAGCGTCAACGAAGGATCCCCGCTGCACTACCTTAATCAGCAGGTCGCAGAAGCAGAGTTCGATCGCAAGTTCACTGTCGGTGTCGAGCAGTTGTCGGCACTGGGTTACCTGGCAGACGAGAAAGAAAAGGCACGACTGATGCGCATGGATGCCGATCAGCGTGCGGACATGACGGTATTCAACGAAGCAATATCAAGCGAGATCGCATGGAACGAAGCACAAGCACAGGCAGCATCAATGCGTCGTGGCGCAGAGATGAATGCACGAACTCTAAGTATCCAAGCAAACGCTGCGCTGTACAGCGGGTTATCAAACGGACTCAGTTTCTTCGCGTGACATGGGCATAAAACTTCCACAGTGGCAGTCCTCATCCTCCCCGAACTTTCGTATGCGTTCGGCAGCATTCCAGTCGCAGCCGTTGGCGATGGCAGCACCGCAGCAAAGGTTCATCCCCGAGGTGACCAGTGATGATGTGACTCGCCAGGCACTGACTCGGTATCGTGCGCAGGGTCAGGTGATCGCATCGGTAGGCAATACCATTGGTGCATTCTTAACTACACAAAAG